GATAAACCTTTCTACAGCAGGCAAGCCATTATTAAAAAGGTTTTAGGTTTATATGAATTGTTGGAAAATGAGAGTGTATAACTGTAGTCCTAAATTGTGATAGCAGGTTAGAAATACTTGGATTTAAAATCCAACCTTACCAGAACTACTAGAAAATACGAGAAAATCCTAGTATATGACGTAACAAAACGGTACTCCATATCAGAAAATTACTGGAAAATACTGGAATAAAAGCTATATATATATATAATTGAATTTAGTAATTTTTAGTAGTTTCCATAATGGAAATATTTGAGGTTTTTTGAGGTAGCCAATATGAAAAAACATGAATTTTGCAAGTCCCTAAAACAGCGGTAACCATTGTTATAGTTGCATTTGTGAGCGTATGACTATAAAACCATTCATGCTTTTTAGGGTGTCAGATTTGTTGGAAAATGTGAGTGTATAAGTTTAAGAATGTAGTAAAAAGCAGTAGATTGCTGACCTATGTAATATCTAGGCAGGTCAAAAATCATAGAAAATCATAGTATAGAAACAGCTCAAAATTGAGCGCTACTGTAAGCCGAAATGTAGGCAAATGTTGGCGCGTGGGTTAGTCGGTTTATTGGTCTATCCTATCACTCATCAGTTGCATATCTGTTTTTATAAAATCAAATACTTTTGTAGATACTTCTTTTTCTAATTGTTGTATTGAAACGTCAGGGAAGAAAGGTTTATATTTTTCTTGTTTTAAAAACTCCAATCCCTCAAAATCTATGCTTATAATTTTTCGTTTTGAAAATGGTATTTGATTTGTAATAAAGTTGAATATTTGATTTGTACCTTGTCAAGTGCCATTTCTACATTGCCAACCTCTGTATAAAATAGCCTTATATGTATAAAAGCAGTTAAGCCAGCGCCGTCACGTTCATATTGTGGTATGTCGTCAATTCTATAAGATAGGTTTTCAGTAAGCGGTGATATTTTTGCGCTTTCGGGCAGTAATTTATTAAGATACTTGGATATATATGGAGAAAGATCAACCGAAGGAATAGTAAAATCTGTATAGAAGCCATAATCTTTTACAATTGAATCGGAAATTTGTTTTGCTAATTCTAATAAATTAACATTATCAAGGTTATAGAAGTCATTAACATTTTTTAATTCCTCAAAAATCCTATTTTCCAAATTTCCATAAAATAATTCAGCAACAGACTTTTTCATCAATTCAGCAATCATTTTCAAATTTTCTTTATTTGGCAAATTTCTACCTTTTTCCCAATTATTCACAGTTCCTTTTGAGGTATTGAATCTTTTACCGAATTGTTCCATTGATTCGCCAAGCGATAAACGTAGTTGTTTAATTTTATTTCCCACTACTATATTATTGTTGTCATTCATATTTGCACCTCTTTTCTTATATTTATATAATAAACTTTTTCGTGAAAAAAGTAAAGATAAGTATTGACATAATAAAATAGATGGTTTATACTGTAAAAGTATTCAAAAGTAAAGGAGGCATAAAATGACAAGTCTAAATAAAATAAAAGGCTACAGAAATATGTTAGGCTTAACACAAGAACAAATGGGTAAAAAGTTAGGTATAACAAAACAAACGTACCATAACAAAGAAGTTGGAAAAAATTCATTTTCTGATAAAGAAAAATGACTTTTAAACAACTACTTTTACCAATTTTTCCTAATATAACTATTGAAGATATATTTTTTTAATCGAAAAGTATGCAAAAGTAAACAAATAAACTCACGCGCAACAGAAAGGCAGGTCACAAATGAACCTAGTTTACTTAGACGGCAAGAAAGAGCCGTACACTACAAGCGAGATTATCGCAGAATGTGCTGAATTGAAACACGATACAGTACAAAGCTTAATTAGAAATCATAAAGAGGATTTAGAAGTATTTGGAGTTTTCGGATTTGAAATCCGTAAACCTAGTAAAGGTTCTTTAGGTGGTCGCCCTAGGAAAATTTATCATCTTAACGAACAACAAGCGACACTACTTATCACTTACTTGGATAACACCAAACCAGTAAGAGAGTTTAAAGTAGCTTTGGTTAAGGCATTCTTTGAAATGAGAGACGAGTTAACCAAGATTAGGGTAGAGCGAGCTTCCGAAAAACCTAAACGCTTGGCACTAAATGAAGCTATCAACCGTTGGGAGAACGCCCCTAAAATGGCTTATCCTACTGTTTATAATCTTTTGCTAAAAGGTGTTACGGGCTATAACAAAACACAATTAACCGCTAAGCGAGGCGGGGAAACTGGTATTGATTGCTTGAATAGTATTGAGTTAGCGCAGTACCAAGCATTAGAGGATATGGCAATAGCTCTAATCAATCTGAATTTTAGCTATCAGGATATCAAAACAATGGTCTTTAGACAAAAAGAAAAGCTCTCACAAGGCGCGTGAAAGCAAACAAAAAGGCTTAGTAGTCGCCAAACTTAAGCCTTTAGGAATGTAACTAAAACAAAATTAATAAAGCAGGCAAGCTATTATTAAAAGGGGTTTAGCAAAGTTTATATAGTTTAATTTTATCAAAGTTAAGCTATTGTGTCCAGACGAAGAGCGGAAACTCTTAAAACTACATAATAATTGGTATGTATAGTAAAAATCATTAAATGTAAAGTGGGGTAAAACACAATGGAACTAAAACGGATTAAAGAGCTAGGCTTTCACGGTAATTTTTATGATGAGTTCTTACAGAGTAGCTTTCATAATAGCGATTTAACCGAACAAGAAGAATGTGATTTAAATTATTATGGCAGTACCATTTTAAGCCAATCACAGGAAGAAAATAGCTTAGGGGAAGTTTATAAAAAAATATTTCTCATGGGTAAAATAGCAGGTATCAAGCAGGAAAGAAGAGGTTGAAGCATGATTTATCAAGAAATTAATTTACCAATATGGGCACAGTTGCTTATTATGGCTATTCTTATTCTAATTGGTATTGAAATAGCTAAAATCAAGCCTGTAGAAACTCCGAAAGAAGAAGTTAAACAAATACCTGACAACCATATTCAAGAACGGTATGGGGCTTATATTCAATCACAAGGACATTATTACAATTAAGGAGACATGACATGAAATTATATCACTATTCAACATTTGAGAATTTTCCTAGCATTCAAAGAGAGGGGTTAAAGATTGGCGGTGATAGCTTTGTTTATCTTGCTGAATCTCACGAACTAGCGAGGGCGTTCGCTTACTTTTATGGTTTACAAGCTTACGCCTTGTTTGAGGTTGATATAGAACCGAATGAACTATCTGAAAGCACAGACCACAACGAAGAATATTTTAAAGGACTAACGCAAAAAACAAGCGCAAAATGCTATATAAGCGAGCACAATATCCCAGCGGACAGAGTGAAATTTATAGATATGTTTTGGGTGTAAAGGAGACAGACCATGACAGATAAAGAATTAAAAAAATAGCCGACCTTATCATTGAGCGTGTAACGTTTGCTGAATCGGAAGAATTTAAACACTTGGAACAGCGAGAAGATAGGAAAGCATGGGTTAAAAATCAGATTGCCAAGCTAGATAAAGGAGAAATATTGTTATGACAGATAAAACAAGCGCCAATCTTGCTAAAGTAAGGGCTGAAAAGTTCGGAGAAAACCTATCGGAAGCCTTGGATATTATGATTGATTTTTCGCTAGAAAATAAATTTGATTGTTACAGTATCGAGGAACAAAATCAATTAGAGCGAGTATTGGAAATCTTGACTGATTGCTTCGATATGTGGGATAAAGGTCAGATTATTCTAGTCAGCAAAGAAAGCGAGGATAAGTAATGACATTATCACCGTTACCAGTGAATTATAAGCGCGTGTTAAGACAAATCAAAGTGGGGGCAGAGAACCCGACTACAGGGGCAGAAATAGCCCTAACTTTAAAACTAGAGGAAAGAACGGTAAAGAAGATTATCAACCAACTAATCACAAAGTATGGTATTCCTATTGTTGGTGTTAGACATGGTTTTAACCGAGGGTATTTTATCCCAGTCAATAAAGCGGAGTTATTGGACGGTGCTAAATCTTTCTACAATCAATTACAAGACGAACAGAAACGCTTAAATATTCTAATGAATGCTGAACCAGAAGAATATAAGCAACTTATCAAGGAGCTGTTAGAGGGGGCATAAGTATGTTTAGTTTGAGTAGAGAGAGTGAGAACAGTCTCAAAATGGAAGTGCTGAAGCTGGTATCTGGTTTTCTAAATTCTTACACCAAGCCGAAGCCTAAAATATTAGGACTAATCACACAAGACGAATTACAAACAGAATTAAATATCAAATATGGTACGGTGAAACGTTGGGAAGATGCTGGTCTAAAACGATATATGCCACCAATCGAGGGCACGCGCACCGTATTCTACAAAATTGATGACGTGTTAGTATTTTTAGGAGCTGATGACTAATGTATCAACTAATCAACTTACAAATTAATAAGCAGGTTTTGCCTTTGTTTGGTTTTCTAAAGGACAATCCAACACGTACCCTAGCCAAAGACAATCATGTTATGATGACCTACTACCAACCTCTAGGCTTTTATATCGTGCCATTTAGCTATAAAGGTATAACAGTAACTGTAACCGCCACAGACGACCTAGAAAGCTATTTAGAGGACGGTTGGCAGGTTGCTAGAGATTATAAAATAGCTAGCGTACATGACAAGCTAGCGGACGTGTTAGACGAGTTAGAACATGAATACCTAAATAGGCAGAGAGCAGGAAGTCCATTGCCTATTCAAGGGCTTGTGTTTGATTGGATAGCGTACGGCATAGCGAGCAGGGAAGAACTCATAGCCTTTGTTAAGTTATTCTACTTAAACGGCTATTCATACGAGCAAATCACACAGTTATATGCTAGCTTAACCAAAAGCAATAACCTTAATATCTGCTTTCTAAACACTATTAATACGATTTTCAAGGAGGAACTGAATGAGCGAATTTTTAGAACGGCTTGACGAAAAAGTGCCAGATATTGAAATACCATTGCCAGCACCAATCACAGAGGAGCAAGAAGACAATCATTTAACAACGTCTAAAAATATAAAAAGCGTGTTATTTGATGAGGTTGAAAAAATCAAACGTGATGCCTATAACCGTGCTTATCAAGAATACATGTTAGAGCATGAGAATGCAGAGGATAAGACAGCAAGGGCATACGCTGAGAAAGCGCGTAAAAAAGCAACTCCAAACACACCTCTTGCCGTTGCAATTATCTTAAAAAAATATATTCACTTTACACGTATTAAGCCAGAGGGACAAAATCAGAAAGCGCCTTTGTACTTTTATCACCCCGACAAAGGTATCTACACCGAGGATAACGAATTCTTACAAGATTTGATTATGCTTATTTTTCCAAACGCTACTGAAAAACAAGCATTTGATACACTTTACAAAATCGCACACCAAAGCCCAATCAAGAAAATACAAGGTGAGTATACAGCTATTGGCAAACAACTTTATAACAACGCAACAGGCAAATTTGAGTCTTTCAATCCTCAAATCATTGTCACTAGAAAAATCAAAACCGCCTACAATCCTTATGCAAAAGAGCCTACTATAAACGGTTGGAAAGTGACAGATTGGCTTAAAGAATTGTTTGACGGTGATAAGGAATTGTACCAGCTTGCTATCCAAATTATTAAAGCGAGCGTTACAGGTCAATCACTAGAAAAAATTTTTTGGTTGTACGGCGAGGGCGGAACAGGTAAAGGAACTTTTCAACAGTTACTAATAAATTTAGTTGGTTTAGAAAACGTTGCAAGTCTTAAAATTACAAACTTAAATAAAAGCCGTTTTACCACTTCTATCTTGCTTGGGAAATCGTTAGTTATCGGTGATGACGTTCAAAAAGGCGCTATTATCAAAGATACCTCGGACATGTTCAGCCTTGCGACTGGTGATATTATGACAATTGAGGACAAAGGGAAAAAACCTTATTCGTTGAGGTTAAATATGACCGTTGTACAATCTTCCAATGGTCTCCCACGTATGAATGGTGATGTATCAGCAATTGACAGGCGGTTTAGAATCTTGATATTTTCAAGCAGATTTAAAGATAAACCAAACCCAGCTATCAAAAAAGATTATATCAATCGCAAAGAAGTCCTAGAGTATTTGGTTAAGTTAGCAATTGAAACACCATCAGAGGATATCAATCCTAAGCAATCTCAAACCTTATTAGGTGAACACCAAAAGGACATTAACCCTGTTTTGGATTTTGTCGAAAAGACGTTTAGAGAAGATTTAGCGAGTGAATTTATTCCCAATGATTTTATTTGGTATTGCTGGAAACAGTATCAAGATTATTTTCATCAATCGTTTTTTAAGACCGAAAGAGGATTGCACAGAGATATTAAGCAGGTTTTACCACCTTACATTAGAACTGGTGTAAGAACTATCCCATCAGGTAGGCAATTACATTTAGGTTTTTACCCTAAAGAGGATACACCAGACTATGCCAATCTTGCGACCTATTCAAACGGTAGAGAGACACCAGAGAAACGCAAGAAATCCAAAAAAGATAGGGGATATTGGAATAACAACGTAAGACATAAATAATTTTTTTTGGAACGTTAGGAACACTTGTATTTGTAAACGTTCCATGAACTAGTCTTACAGCGCCAAGGCTTTGGAACATTTGTTACATTTAGTACATTGAATATAAGTTATATATAGATAAAGTTATTTTACTCTTATATTTAGTTATAGAGTTTACCCCCTATGTCCCAAATGTGGTAAACGTTCCAAAGCCAGTAGCACCAAGGAATAGCGGGAATTAAAAAATGTTCTATGAATGTAGCAAACGTTCCAAAAATCAGAAAGGATAAAGAAAAATGAAAATTAAACTATTCAATTGCAAGCGAATTGAAACAGGCTTTAACGAGTATATGGATTTGCCAAAATTCAGAAATGAAACTAATGAGGAATTTGAAAACAGGGTGAATTCTTTTATTGCTGATAAGAAAGTGATTGATATTAAATATCAAGAAGCAACTTATGGCACTTATGAGGAAATGGATGCATATTTAACGATCATAGTTATGTATGAGGAGGTAACTAATATGACTAACACAAACAAAACAACAGCACCAATGACACTAGCAGAACTTAAAGAATGGGTAGAAGAAACATGCGAACTATCCGAGTTATTACAGACCAAAGACTATAAGAGCTATCTTCCTAAAGAGAAAAAAGAAGAATTTGAAGCAATCTCTTTTAGTGTTTTCAATTGTTTGGAAAGCTTCTCAATGATGTTAGAAGAAAATGAATTACATTATCAACCAAAGCCAATTGAGGAAGAAAGTGATTTGGATAACCAAGCTGACGAAATGGCACAATATCATGAGCTGATGAAAGAAGTAGAGGACAGCGACAAGGAGCGCGTGTGATTGCTTATGGTGATACTATTCATGAGTACATCGACAAACGAACAGAACAACTAAAGGAACAAGCAACGTTTGAGGAATTGATTAACAAGGTTGCATTATATGAGAGTGAGTTGTTAGATTATGCAGAGCGTTTGTTAAGTGATGAACCACTGAACGCAGATAGTGAAACAGCAATCGGAACGCTTGATATGTTAGATGATGAAGCGATTGACTTATTCAAGTCTGTAGATGTTAATGATGAGTATCAAGGTTTAGAGTATTACAATACAAGTCTAAACAAAGAAGATTAA